AAGGGCAAACACGCAATAATCTTTGGAGGCAGTTAGACCAGTTACCGTAGCAATGTTTCCAGCAAGGGTAATGGTTGTAATAATTTCCATTTTATCGTCAGTAAGGTTTATGAATATCCACTCTAAGATATTATCAAATCTATTTTCGATACCACAGTCAAGCGACATACCGCCTGAAGCAGAACTTGTCTGAAGGAACTGTCGCTGCGATGAGAACAGTACATCACTGACACTCTTTGCTCGACCACCTGGAATTTCAAACAGAGATGTATTTATTTCTGGGTCTATTATATATGCATTTGTTCCTTCAAGGAAAACAGGCATACGTTCAGTATCAGAACCAGCAGAGATAAAGTCTACTGTGCGGAAGTTTTCATTATCATCCATTCTAACATCATACAGATATACTTGAACACCTTTAGGCGATGCGTTTGGCAGTCTGGTCAAAGACTTAATTCTGGTTGTTCCTATCTGCTGATTGGCAGCGTTGAACAATTTGAATTGTGTTTGAGTTCTTAGATCACCACTTGCTGGCCACTCCCCAAGTCCCGCATCCACATCAGTGGTATTTGATACTGGGATAAAGTTTCTGTATGCTATGGTTGTTGTGGTGTTATCTTCTGTACTAGTACTTACTGGTTTTTGAATCGGATAGTCTGAATCAAAACCTACTTCCAACCTGTATCCATCAACAAATGCAGTTGCTGAACCCTCATTTGAAAGTCCTAGAACGCTCATCGTGAGACTTGATTGGTCGTTTCCTGCCTGATATGAAAGACCAAATGGAATAACTATGAAGTCACCATTAGTATCAAACTGCCTTTGCGCCATGCGCGTTTCTATCTGATTGTAGTCATTGTTAGGTGTCTTTATCTTAGCGACCAGACCACTCTTGACTTGAGCAAACGGTAGGAAGTCTAATGGATCAGCGACTGCATCCTTTGTAGTAAGTATCAAACGGATACGATATCGGTCTGCGCCTGGAGATGCTAAGTTAGGGACAGCACCCTGATTGTCATAAAGACTAACATCATCTTCTACAGTAACAATGTCTTGAATAACATGAAAACCAACGTCCACATCAACGTCAATTTCATATGCTGAAATGACTATCTCTTGCTTCTCAACAAAGACAAAGTGACCTTGTGAGTAAAAATTACTTTGCTGTATTGTGAATAACAAACCTTGACCAGTTGACAAAGGTGCGCCTGAACGAGTGGCAACTACTAGCGGTGTCAGTGGAGTGAGGTCTTGATCGTTAAGGGTATTACCATCAACATAAGTTAGTGCTTCGCCTTGCACATCTGATGATGTAATACCAGACTGATCTGTAGAACTATAAAAACCGTAGAGAGTTGCGTATGAAGTTCCCTCAATGGCAGGCGATGCAAAGGAGACAGTAAACTCCAAACCGTTATGGACGTTAGTTACTGCTGGACCTTTTAATATCCTACCAACGTATCGCTGAATAGAAACGTTACCAAGTGCGCTCGTATCGATTAGGACATACGATGCTTGGTCAACTCCTGAACCACCAGATGCATTAGTGACAGCAGCACCATCTTGAAAAATGTTGTCAGCAAATGTGCTGATTTGATTTTGCAGAATAGTCTGTAACTGTGTCAGTTCCCTTGCTTGAAGATAACGAGAACTATTAAAGAGTATCTTATAAAAACCCGCACTGTCCGAGTAATCATCATGATAGAAATCTCTAATAGTATTTTCTGTAAAATCCTTCGGCATTATCTTATCCTTTATAAATCTATGATTATCTTGATATCTTCAGTTTGGTTAGCATCACGTTCAATGGGAACCCTATTATCTATGTATAAGACTTCGCCTGAGAAGTTATCCATGCCAGCATATCGCAACATGGGTCCAGTGGTGGGTGCTATACTCGTTCCAGTATTGCTTCCGATTTGTATTGCAGTTCCATCAACATTGGTAAACTCTTCCCAACCAGTGTACAGAGTTTGGTGACAGTGAATTATCGCTTCAGTTGCGCTAACCTCTTGATAGTAATCAACGATTGCCTGATTTTCGGGGTTAGCGACTTCATATACGATTGCGTCCACACCAATTGTTGTCTTATCAACGTTGGTTGGATTGATGTATAACTTCTTCATGGCAGAAGCGACAAGAGAAGTGAGCGGTGCGGGAGCTGCTGAATCCTTTGTTGGATTTTCTATTAATCCGATTTGACGGAAGTCATTCTGGACATTAAATATTTCATATTCATTACCAACTAATCGTGCTGTGTACATAAGAGCAGAACTATTCAAATCGTTTCGTGGGTCTGCACCCATACCACCTGGATTGAGGTCAACGATTGGACGTAGTACTGCGCCTGCGCCAGTGCCACTTGAATCAGCATTTGGTAATGCCCATGTGGTTTTACCGTATCCAGCGCCAAACTCGTATTCATTCAGGTTGTATTTGCTTTTCATAATACACTGGAAGATTTTTCCGTTATTATCTGTCCTAGCGTATGCTCGCGCAACATCTGTTGGGTTGTTACCCTGAACATTGACCAGAACAGATATTGTGGTATTACTAGGATATCCAATGCCACTAGAGTCGATTGCGATTCCAATAACCTGTCCTGCAATGGCAGCATTCTGCAATATGTATTGTTCTGCTCTTGATGCCGACAACTCTGCAACGGGTTTACCACCCACTTCAGTTGGGGACGGCACACGTTCAACAGGGATGTAGTTAGAAGTAAGATACCTCTGGGCATTGAACACGCCAACGTTGTACATGAACTTCCAAGAGTAACCATCACCTGTCTCAAAAACTTCTGAAGTTATACCAGTTGGTTTGTTCAGTGAGTTAGAAACGACACCAGTATTACTGATGCCCTGTTGGATACAGATGTAAACATTGTTCTGATCGGTAATAACATAGTAAGCACCAACGATGTCATTTAGAGTTCCAAAGGTTGTGTCTGAACTATTATTATTATCCCACGGAGTGTAGATGCTTCCTGATGACCAGTTAACGCGAGGTATCACATAGGATACATCTTGAACCTTCTTAACTGATTGTAGAGAAGATTGGAACTGATTTACATCGTTAGTTGATGGATTCGGCACTGGGGGAACGCCAACAGTTTGCCACTGCTCTGCCTTGCCGATACCTATATAATAGTTATCGGGGGCGACTGCTGGGATTGCACCGTCTTGAAGTTTACCAGTATAAGAAGCATAGAGATCATCCAGCAAATCTTTCTTCAGTGTATCTGTTATTGTTGCTGCCATTTTTGTTCTTCCTCTACCAGAAGTTATCTATTTTAATAAAGCACGAATCACCAGCAGATATACTGCCTTCCCTATATATCGCTCCTGGATTTGAAGTTTGAAAATACCAGTAGTCGGAAGAGTCGGGCGCGAAAGTGTATGAACTTGGATATCTTTGACCTGCTGCTGGACTAGTTGCCGATGGTGGGTTGGATTGTGTTTTGTAATACAACGTCCCAAGGTACTGTCCAACAATTTCGTAACTTGAAAATGATGAATCGTTTGTCTTCTGATACATGGTCAGAGTAGTTGTTGTCATAACAGAATCATACAGTCCAGTACCGTTATCCCAATCTCTTTGAACAGGAATAACTCTTGCTGCACCGCTTTGGTCGAACTGTGAAATCCTAAAGTTGACAAAGTTTGTCATGTTAGAAGGTGTGCCATTGTTGTAGGCATTCACTTCACCAGCAGCAGGTTTAGAAAAACCATCAGTACCAGCACCAAAGACGAATTCTCTAGCGGGTTGATCGTCTGCGCCATTATAAGTAGACTGCCAGAGCGATTGAAAATTATTGTTTATCTTATCTGCGGCATCGCGCAAACTATCGCCTGTGCCATCGTTTGCCATTGCACCATTCGAAATAGTTTGTTGTGTTGGTATTGTCGCCATGAATCTATTCTCTTCTTTGCCCTATGAGTTTATTTATACAACTTCTAATACATTTTTATAGACTATTCTGGTTGGAGTTCACCAATAACATATATGTCATCTGGACCCATGTAGTCGTAAACTTCGCCCCCTTCCATATAGACGTAAGGGGTAAATGCTTCTGCTGCTCCTTGAACGGTAGACACTGATGCTAGAAGTATTCCAGAACCAGTTACCACAGGTGTTACTGAAGCAGCACCATCAACAGTGGACACAGGTGCTAAGAGTATTCCAGAACCAGTTATTGCAGGTGTTATTGAACCAACACCATCAGCAGTGGAAACTTGCGCCTCTAGTGTTCCAGAACCAATTACTTCATTTTCAGATGATCCAACAACTATTGCTAGTCCCGCTTCCAGTATTCCAGAACCAGTTACCACAGGTGTTACTGAGGCAGCACCATCAACAATAGCAACTTGTGCTAAGAGTATTCCAGAACCAGTTATTGCGGGTCTGGTTGCGGCAGCACCATCAACAATGGATACAGATGCTAGGAGTATTCCAGAACCATCTGTTTCATTCTCTGCTGCACCATCAACAATAGAAACTTGTGCTTGCAGTGTTCCTGAAGCAATATGCTCATCTACAGCGAGACCATCAACAATCGATACCTGTGCTTCAAGTATTCCAGTACCAAGGACTAGCGGTCTGCCTATGCCAAGGGTAGTTGATGATTGCGCTTCAAGTGTTCCCGAACCAGTTATGATGTTTTCAGATAGACCAACCACTACTGAGTTTGTAGATAAGAGTGTTCCTAAAGCAATGTGTTTATCTACAGCGATACCATCAACTATTGATACTTGTGCTTGCAGTTCGCCTGAAGCAGTATGGTTATCTACAGCAAGACCAATAACAGTTGATACTTGTGCTAAGAGTATTCCAGAACCAACTACTTCATTTTCGGATGAACTAACAACTATCGCTGGTTGCGCTTGCAGCGTTCCAGTAGCAGTACGAACTTCCAGAGCCCTAGTAGCAACACCAGTGACCACCGAATTCTCGGCATTCAGATTTCCATAAGCAGTAGGATTCGGATACAGTGGAGCTTTGGAATCCCAGTAAGTCTTACTGAGTTCTCCCATAGTTTCATTACTACCCAATGCAGGATGCCCAACCATACGAACATCAGTATAAACCTGTTCTCCGTCAGGATTCGTCCTGATTCCTGCGGTTTGTTTTAACCACAGAGGATACAGTCCACTGGTCGGACCTGGGTTTGGTGGATCGTCATTGTAATCCCAGTAAGGATTGTTAGCAACATTTCTCCATGCCATTTCTTTATGTCCTACTTTATTGTTCTATTGGTTTTATTTATACTATTTTTTTCTAACGGTCTAGCACACCAACAACTTACGTCAAATCTCTTAGTATTGGCGGGTAGACAGAGTATCTGAGATTTGCAGTTCTACTAGCAGCAACTTGATTGTTGTAAAGGTAAACACCATGTGTTGTAGACCCATTTAGGTTTGAATTATTAGTTGCTACATCGTAAGTTTCGGAGAAGGTTGCCCCGCCTTCAGTAGTAGTTAAAGGTATCAGAGTAGCAGTGTATTGATTATCTGGTGATATCAGTGTAGTTTCATCGCGTCTTATTCCCGCATAGCATCTCAATATCCCGTCCTCAACTTCCATAACCAATCTAACTTCAACTCCATCAGTGTGTGGGAATGGTGCGCTAATTCCTTTGAGTGTTCTATCCGTTGGTTGTTGCCCAACTTCAAACAGTGCAAAGTAAGATGCGTTTCCTGCTGCTCCAGCATACCAAACGAAACTTAATCCGAATTCGGAAACAGCACTATTCATACAGACTAGAGGACCGCCCGATACTCTATGATCTCCAGACCAAGGTTCTTGTACAGACACGTTAGAAACCCCTGCGTCTATATACCCAACTGCCCTACTGGTAGTTGCGGTAGTACTCGGTGCGGCAATCGTCCAAGTTGTCCGTTCGTGGTATGGTAATGATCCGTCATTCCAAATACCCTGAACTGTTGCGGGTTCCCAATAGGTACTTTGTCCACTTATGTTATGTGCGGAACTATATAGTGGTTGGTCTGCCTGTGAATCATTAGTAGTAAAACCTATGTCTGTGTTGTAAATACCACTTGCTTCACCGACAGTCTTAGTAGCGATGTCCCTTCCTACAGGCGTGACACCAGTCGGCCAGAAGTTCCACATGTCACTCTCAGTCGGAAAGTTACCTGCGGCAAAGAATGTTTGGTTAGCAAGGACATTAACGACAGGTTGCCCACCAGCAGATACTGCGGTCGCGGTATTTTTCGCCAAGTAAGGACCGTAATCACTTGCTGGCAAATCAGACGCTGTGTTAGGTTGAAATTGTGTGTTGTTTGATGATGTCCTAAATACGTTTCCTTCGAAAGTATAATCATACCCTTGGATCGGAAGAACTTCAAGATATACAAAGTATTTAAACCGATAGTTTGATTGCGGGGATGATGTAACAATTCCACCGAATGCTATGTCGAATCTGTTGTCTTTAATAAGTATGTTCTGTGGACGGACAGGTGGCGTTGCACAACTCAGGAATGGGTTTGGTAAAGCAAACGTTGAAGTCTGTTTGGCATAAGTCGAACCATTGCGAGGGTATGTACCAAACTCAACACCAGACCCATTGAAAATTTCAACAACGCTGCTGCGATTAGTATCTGGTCCTGATATGAATTTAGAGTTTTTAATCACGATATTTCCAGCATCTCCTCTGATTGATATTGACCGCATACCTGGATTATATACTGACAGATTATCAATTAAGACATTACGAGAATCATTAATTGCAATAGAACCCTCAAAACCCCTGGCAGTATCATCATTATAACTTACATGATTTAAGATAGTAATGTTACGAACATAGTGTCCAACGGTGATACCAGCACCCCTGTTATCATGAGTAACACAGTTACGCAGTGTAATACCCAGACCTGATGTACAGTCGAAACCATTCTCACTGTTATTTGAAGAGGTGCAGTTGACAGCTAGATGATTTGAACCTACATCATCATACCGCGTGTAACCATCATTGTTTGGATCATAATAACCAGTGTTCTTATGGTAGATAATTCCGTCATTATCTTTAGTCCTTTTAACATGACAATTCTGTATCAACGTGTTAGATACTGGGAAACTTCTATTACTTCCTGGGTCTCCGTTTGCATATGTATCAAAGTCCCCCCTCGATCCAAAGAATGAAAAACCGTTTTGCATACTGTCAGTGGAAATGCTATCCTTAAGGAAATAGTATTCTCCAATATTGAATGATGTTGCTGTGCGAGTATATTTAAACAGGCATGAGTTAACAGAAATGTAACTACACCAGTCATTAACGTACCCAGTTCCTTCCCCAAGTGCTTCCCAGTTAACACCTCTGCCACTGGTGGACATAGTAGTTCCACCAACACATATCAATGCAAGGTTGTTGTATGATATGTACTCGCATCGTTTCATTGACATGACGCTTTTGTTATCACAGTATTCCATGTGTTGCGTACTCATGTTTTCACCAGCGTTAGGGTAATAGTAAATCTTGTTTGCATCACACCACCATTCACCTGCCACTAGGTCTGCTGGGTCTGAAAGAGAACGCCATGTCAAAGAGTACGCTCGTTTCACTGCCATTATACCATCAGCAGTCCATTCGGATGCAGTACATCCAAACAATTGTGCCTTGTTTGCAGCAGTTGATGGATACGGATTCGTGACTTCATATACATTTGTGTAAACAGATGATAGTGTCCAACCCGTTTGAGTTACTGCATTCGTAATATATGTATTGGGATACTGAGTAGTCGGTCTATCTGGATATCCACCGAGGTAATCAGTAGAATTCGGGTCACCGTCCAAAGATATTGGGTTGAGTGCCGTACCATGTTTATTACTCACATAAACTATACCTCCGAGTCCTGATGTATTAATCCTGTATGGATTTTGAGGACCGTTGTCGATACCTATCGCGTTGTAACCTGGAACCAATCCGTCAGTCAGAACTTTATCTATGCTTGCCCACGGTGTCGCTGCGCTGCCGTTACCAGTTGTGTCATTACCCGTGAGGTTGTCATAGTAGTATGTTCCAAGCATTACAGGTTGCAGACCGTCAACGCCTGAACTAGATGATAGCAAAGTGCCACTTGCAGAATGCGATCCACTTGCTTGGGTTGCCACTCCATCAACTTCTGAACTAGATGATAGCAAAGTGCCACTTGCAGAATGCGTTGTAATTGATTTGGTTGCCACTCCATCAACTTCTGATACTTGCGCTAAGAGTGTTCCTGATGAAAAACTTATCCCCTGAATTACACCGTCAACATATATTTCAGGGAAAGGCATACCGACATATATTTGAGGGAAGGGCATGCCCACATAGGGTTCAATGGTCTCCCCAGCGCCATCAACTGTTGATGCCTGTGCCTCAAGTGTTCCAGAGGCAGATACTATCGCACCAAATGATCCAACAACAGTTGATACTTGTGCCTCAAGTGTTCCAGAGGCAGTTATGCTGTTTTCAGACTGACCATCAACCGTAGAAACCTGTGCTTGTAGTGATCCAGAACCAGTTATTGCGGGTCTGGTTGCGGCAGCACCATCAACCGTAGAAACTTGTGCTTGCAGTGTTCCAGAAGCAATGTGCTTATCGACAGCGAGACCATCAACCGTAGAAACTTGTGCTTGCAGTGTTCCAGAAGCAATGTGCTTATCGACAGCGAGACCATCAACAGTTGATGCTTGTGCTTCTAATGCTCCGGATGCGTTTATCTCTCTTTCTGCTGTGGCAACGACAGTTGATGCCTGTGCCTCAAGTTGGCCAGTAACATTTTGCTTATCTACAGCGACACCATTGACTATTACAACTTGCGCTTCCAATGCACCACTTGCATTAATAACATTTTGTACAAGACTACTAACTGTTGATCGTTGCGCCTGAAGGTTTGACACTCCAATATTATAGATCGGTGGTTGTCGCCTTCCTGGTTGTTCTGATTCAAAGTCCAACTGGTATCCCAGCATGTTATTGCCGTAACCATCCGAGTCTACTTGCAACCAGTGATTTTCATCCATAGTGTTTATGGTATTAGAAAAGTCTGTGAACCCCCTGAGTATTCCATCAGAATCAGCATCGAAAGTCCTTGACTCAATTGCATCGAGATCAACGATATCATTATATTGGGTATCAAGTTCCGCGATAGTAAAACTACCAATCGCATTACTATCCGACATACTAATTATGTCGTTTATCCTTGAACGATATACTAATCCGTTAAAGAGAGGATCGTTGCTATCTATTGGCATTTAACTCTACCCTTCCACTGATGTTAAATAGTTTTTAGTTATCCACTCACCACTGCCCAGAAGTGATGCATTCTCTGATGCACCTGTGGCAATGCTGTTCTGGTCATAACCTAGTATAGTTAATCCGCTACCCTCTTGCATCGGATAGTATCGCGTGTTCGCACCGTCTTCTAGTCGCACGTTCCATAGTGTTGCATCGATAGTTGAACCTATGAGATAGTTTATTTCAACAACCTGAGAAGGTGTGATATTGGATGTGATAACGCTTATCAATTCGCTTTCTTCTGGGTTGATGGAAGTTACTACAACACTATTAGAGAGATGCTCAATCTTAATAGCAACGTAAACGCCAATCACTACTGGTAGTATTTCAATAGTTTCGATTCCTCCAGCATGCTCAAAGGAGTATGTCACTACATTACTACTGTTAACTTTAAGACCAACGGTATCATTATTAGTATCCCACATTACCAGTGATTCGCTACCTGATAAAGTGTTGATACCCATAGTTAAAGAGAGACTAAATCCGACAGCAGAACTACTTGTCCAATTTGGTACGCTGATGTTATTTCCTTTCCAAACTGGAATGCTTGTAGCACCCCATGTTCCGCGACTTGGTGGTGGAACCGAGATGTCCATATTTGGGTTTGGTGTGCTGTTATCTTTGTAAGCAAAGAATGTATCACCAGTTCCTTCTCGCAATGGGTAGTCAACTGTATTCGCTCGATCAATCGCATCGACTAATACCACATCCCATATCGCGCCTTCGAAGTCATCACCTATGGCAGTTACGATTGGGAAGTATTCGACAGAGGCACTGTAAACGCTATTGACTCCATTAGAACTAGTAGATATCTGAGTAGCAGTTACTACAATTTCTGCTGAATAAGTTCTACCCAATAAAGCATTTGTCTGCACATCAACATCAACCAAGTTCAGAGTTGTCTCTTCGACATACCTGTAGACAAGTTTGTTTGGAGTTGCTGCTGGAAATACAAGACCATGTTTAAGTCCACCGCTGGTAGCACTCAGCAACCATTGGTCTGCTGCTTGCGTAGTCTTTCTGTTGAACATCAGACTAATTATGGAGTTAACTTCACCGACCCATTGCACAGGTAATATTAAGTTGCCGTCTATCATATTGAAAGTAAGTGGTGATGGTGCGGGTCTAGTGGGTTCGACTCTAGTGTTAAGTTCAGTGACTTCAGAATATGCAAAGTCAGTTATCTGTCCAGTACCTTCGTATTCTATGTCATATTTTTCTGTGCTTGTAGGTTGACCAGACAGACCAATATTGGATTCTGTTTCTATCAACACTTCTCCCGCCAAGTACACACCTGAAGGATGGATGAAGTCTTTGTAAACATCTCTCCAAGCATTTACAGAAATGGGCGTTTTGATAAGAAGAGAGAACACTTGGTAGTATGCGTTATCAGTTATTTTTTTGTTACTGATATCACTGCCTAGTGGGGAACCAGCAGGGAACCTTCTTGTTGTTTCGATTCGCGACTTAGGATACCTAAGAGGACCGAAAGGTACACCAGCAAAATCTAGTTCCTGACTTGGGGGTGCAATCTCTCCAAACTCTGCAAGGTAATCTAACCAAGGGTCTCCAGGCACTATAGAGTTTTCTATTCCTGGTTTGAGGAAAGAGATAGTGTTGCTGTCGTAATCGACCTCGTAGTCTACGTCTTCTTTCAAGAGATAGTAAAAATTGTAAGTTGTTTTTATCGCAGTCCTTATGATATAATCGACCTGTGCGATATCATCTATGTACTCAAGCAGTGCTGTTTCGCCTTCTCTTATATAAAGTGAAGGTACGATTTCTCTTTTGGGAGTGAGCGCAAGAGCGTAGACTTGTATGATGCCATCGTCAAAGTTAAACTTCAACCTATTGCCAGGATAGAGTATTGAAACTGGATCACCATTTGCATCAGTTCCACCTGAACGATATTCTGAAACAAACAATAACTTCTCTTGCGCTGGGTCGCCAACAGTAAATATTTCATCGCGACCATATTGAATATTGATATCGAACCCAAAGAATATCCTAAAGAACTGTTCGATAGAGAAAGACGAACCCTTAGAGCGATACAGTAAGTTTGATATTTGTATTGCTGATTGTTTGTCTAAAAAACTATCTGTATAATCCTTTCCCAGAAACAACTCTTGACCGATCAACTGGAGAAGTTGCGGGGTCACATCTGCCATATCTCTGTTGTGTTGTAACTCATTCAGAAACTTAGCGGGACTCTTTATAGAATCATACTCTATATAGTATGATTCGAGGAATTCCACAAACTTTGGATATATCGTTGAGAAGTCTCCTGTCAAAATTGGAGCGACAGGAAATTTATCCAACTTTAATGGAAGGCGATACTGATCCGAAAGAGTTTTATCAAGACTCATTTGTTATACCCTACTTGTAACTGTTACCGCATTTACCGAAGATTCTGAAACATCATATTTTAGTATCCCACTAAACCTTGGTATGATGGCAGACTCGTTAGCAGGAATCCCGAAGACCTTAATATAGTTAGATTGGTTATTAGTATTTTGAACATTTAGATTTAGTATCTCAACTACGCCAGTAAGTGGTTCGTAGTACCCCATATAGTCTTCCACTATCACTCCCTTCGCATCGACCATCTCCAACTTATTGGATGGTTTCCTATCAAAGACAATGGGTACTACACCTTCACCAGAGACTTTAACCTTGTCAAGAAGTTTATTTCTTATGTAAACATCTCGGTTTTGATATTTAAAGAATCCACTTCTAACAACTGGGTCCGTTGACTCTTCTGGACCTTTAAGAGCAGAACCAAATGTGAAGTTTTGATTTTCGGGTAAGGTCAGAACAGGTATGATCCTTTTCTGTAATGTTACATCTGCTCTTGAAGATAGAACAGACGGATCAGTATCGTCAACTTCTGTTAGCAGATTAGACCTACGGAATGTTTGTGCGAACTTACCAATGTTCACCGTAAAGTAATTGGTGACAGTCTTCTGGACAGAAGCATCGACAACTGACTGACTGTTAGCACCGAGGAGAGGATTGTATTGGTAAAACAACTTAGTGGAGACATATGTTTCGCTTGGGGCGACGAACTTAATATCAAAAGATACAATAGAGAGTTCGCCAGTTAGTTCTGCTATCGCTCTTCTCAGTTCACTAATAGCAGTACTACTCAGGTTATCCTTCCAGACAATTGAGGTGAACGTTGTTCCATACTCTGGTGGAAGATTGTCTTCTCCACCCCAGCAGATGATGTCAGTAATGAAGTTACCATACTTACGCAAGATGAGTGCTTCATAGTCTAGAGGGGTCACCATACGATTCTGTGCAGAGTACTGGAAAGGTGCTTTCTTACGAATGGATTCGATGTCTTCTTTCTCAGTTCCGCCAGAAGATGTTGTTAAAGTAGTTATTGTAACTTCATCAGGATTAACTATATAATCACCAAGTGTCAAAGTGCTAATGAGTCTGAAAGTAGAAATCCCATTTGCAGTTTCACCGCTTGCTCGGAGATAGTTTACATCCACAACGTTTCCAGCAATAGGTGCGACACCCAAGGAATTGAATGCCCCGAACGTCAACTCGTAAAACTGGTTTGGCGACTCACGCAGAACATACAAATTTGATTGGTTTGTAATGGAAGACACATCGAATATGTCATTGTAAACGGTATATGCGCCAACGCCAGTTGCAGCAACTCCTGGGTCTGTATAAACTTTAATAATAGCAGTGCTTGCATCTATGTTCTGATCGGGTATTACATAGAGAGCATTTTCACTTCCATCAACTAGGTATTGCTGATTTCGCTCACTACCTTCATAAACAACAATAGAAGCATCTTGATCGTCAAATGGATAGAAGGTATAAACATTTGTGCCTTGTGCATCTGCGGTTATGGTTTTTCGATTAGTGAAAGTGTAAACATCTCCGTCCATACTTCCCCTAAGAATTAACTCTCCAGGTTGGAAAGAATAAACTTGATCGAACGGATATCCACCAGCAGGGTTGATTGTAAGACCAATCGTTGCTTGCGATGAGTTTCTAGTTCCAGGAATATATCCTAAAGACTCTGCCAAAGATACGACAGAGTTTCTTAACTGGGCAGTCCCAAGATAGGATTCGTTCAAAGCAAAGTTTGCAATGAGTCCACTGAAATGCGTATTATAGGAAAGCACATCCAGCAGACTGTTCAAACCAGAACCTTCAAAGTTGTAGTCTGAGAATGCTGCGTCTTGTTTAAAGAAGACTTTTAAATTAGACTTGATGTCCTGAAAGTCTAACTCTGTCGATGTAATAGTAGTTGCCATTATTCTTACCTTAACCTATTCATATTAACGTCAATACTGACAAATTCGTTGGTGTTTAGTATTCTTCCGACTACTGTAATCATGATTGTATATCTTTCTTCAGTGTTAGCATCCCAGTAAGTTAAACTAGTAGCACCTTTAGGGACTTGCTTATCTGCCCCCAAATCTGTGAAGATAACGTCATCTACTCTAAGTCTGGGTTCAAATTTTTTGATAGCACTTCGCACAATGTCATTAATAACTGATTCAGAATAGAACTCTATATTTTCAAACAAAAACGACCGAAGGTCTGCGCCAAATTCTGGTACAAACGGTTTCTCGTTTTTGTTAGTGAGAAGTATCGTGCTTACACTTTGTATGACTGCGGCAACGTCAACTTTCTTATAGACATCGCCACGCCTCACACCATCAGAATCTACCGTTCCTCTCTTTGGGAGAAACGCCAAGTCTACATCCTTGTAGAACTTCTGCTTCTTAGTTACGAGGGTCTTGTCGGTAAGTCCTGGTGTTATTCTTCTTAGTGCCATTATCGAACCCTGTTTTGTCTATGTTTATTTATACGACTTCTAATCAGTTATCTCAATAAGGGAACCAGATTTTAGCATTTGTCTGTTAAAATATGTACAAACACTTTGGGCAAAGGTTGCCTTAAAGTCTTTCTTTATTTTTGGCATGACGATAAGTATTTGCTGACCCATAAGATTATCAGGTCTAGTAGTATCATAGTCAAGACTCAGTTGGTCAAAGTTAAACGTATCTCTTATGTATAAGGAAAGATCATACCCAGCACTGTAGTCAACTTTACCGCGAGAGTTGAAGAGGGTGTATGCCACCGCCCGACCTTCATACTTCAGTTGGTTTATTGTGATGCCACCAGCAACGATAGACTTCTGTGTGCCACCGCCATCCTCTGTGCGATAAGGTTCTCTCCAATAACGATTTCCAGAACCGTTGAACTGTTCACGAATACCGTTAGCGGGATAATAGAATGCCTCGGTAACTTGTAGTCGGTAGTTTGCAAACTGCTTAGAAGATGCAACTCCGTCCATCAGCATGGCGTGGAGATACCACTGTCGTGCAAGGTCTTGTCTATCAATGATTAGGGGTATAAATTCAAGCGATGCCCTAGAACCTGCCGCACCCAAAAACTTTCCAACAGTCGCAGACCTTGACAGTTTAGAACTTGATGAGATAGGAGCATCGTGCTTGTCAGGATTGTAGAGTGGGTCAGCAAGAATAGTCTTAGACACTGACTGGATTTTTGAAGTGAATGTTTTAGACCTTCGCTCCACAGGGTTGCCCATCAGGGTGTATCCAAACCTTGCGGATGGAGTTGCAGACCCCTCACGCTTCATTTGATAAGGTGCTTGAGGTGCTGGAATCTTATACTTGGGAGAGATTCGGTTTTCGTCCAGAAGAGTTGAGATACATTTCGGTCCGTCAGTCTGCATCTCTGGTGCAGTTGATGCATCGTTTGCACCGTCAATAGTTCTCAACTTAGAACGAATCTCTCCAATGTCGGGAGTCCATTTAAAGTAATTACTATACCCGACCTTCTCGCCCTCTCTTCCGCATTTAGAAATCTTGTCTTCCAAGAAAAAGTCCTCGTCAACGCTCACATGACGAACTGCGAATGGCGAAACCTTATTCCAAACCTCTGCCCATTCTGGAGTGGCGATATATTGATCCGCACCGTCAGAGGTGGTCGCACTAAACGGATACTTCAATATTACATCTGGCGTTCCTGCTGCCAAGAACTGTATGTAAGGACTGTTGGTAGGAACAGTCGCGGGAGGTATTGGGATTACTGGGGCAGTACTGCCAGTGATTGTTCCCGCTATCCCAGAGAGGTTTGAAAAGGCAGCAACATTTGAAAAATTCGAAAAGTTGGATACAACAGAACTGTATGCCCAGACTGCCTTTTGAGCATACAAAGAGTTCTTCGCTTCTAATGCACAACCGAATAGCGAACCTTCAAAGGTTGCTTGGGATACGCCAGCATCATTGTCGTAGTCTTTTGCCCCACTAAAGTTTGAACCGACAAACTGGAAATCTGCTCCACCGACTCTTCCTTTCTTTCCTGTTACCCTTGTATCTTCTGAGGATATTGTTACTACCTTCCCAGAAGACGCAGTGAGATATTCGTATGCAGTAAGACGGACATGACGCTTTGAGTTTACAATGAAATCATTTTTAGTGATGAAGCGCAAGTCTTCCTTGCTGGCAATCTTTCTTTCGCCTACATGGAAGTCAACAGTGTCGCCATAGACTTTCACATCCTTGTTACCCCGAACCACCGTAGAATGGGCATCGCCAGTTTCGGTAATGTATGATCCGTGTACAGAGTTGTTGCAGTTTGCACCGACATCAATGTTGTAGTTTCCGTTTACTCGGAGGTTGTAGTTTCCATTTACAGTGAGGTTCATATCCCCATCGTAAACAACATCACCTCTGCCTTGGACGATGACGCTGTGGTCAGCACCGACAACTTCAACACGGTTTGCTTTTGATACAATAACAACCGAACCGTCTGCTTTCATTTCTACGCCAGCACCAGTGTTGTGCTTGACGAGTATTCTTTCACCGCCAGGGGTGTCATCTAACTCAAAGGAATGTCCACTTGGAGTTTCGTTTGCTTGGTTGAATGGAAATATTGATGGTGCTTGTAAAGGCACATCCAAGTTTACACCGAATGTACTACCACCTATCCACAGACCGTTTACCTTTACACCACGCGCAGCAGCACTTACAGAGTTTCCAAACCAGTTATCTCTTCGCGGATACTCACCAGTAGGGTCAGCCATGCCATCGGTAGGGATGCCATAGGTGTACTCTAACGAGACACCATTCGTATCCGAGAGTCGGTCTTGTATATTCTTACCTGTCATTTATTTTTTATCCATTGTTAAAAGTTCTCAAGTCCAGCGACCTGAGTATCCTTTTCAGTGATAAGTAACTCAGGGTCATCTATAGATGAGATGATTTCATCAGGCGATTTTTCTGGTTCGCTCATCGGGTCAATGTAGAGACTTCGCTTGTTGAAAGCATTGTAAACATAATCACGAACCTCAAACCCAGGGTCTAGTTGACTAAGGTCAAATTCTCCGTGACCAAGTGCCTGACCGCCTGGGAACTGTACAAAGAAAACGCGGAACAGTTGATGCAGCGTATTAAATTGTGTTCTTGTAATACTAGAAGCACCAATATTTCCGTTGATCGCATCATCCCCACTGGCAACATTGACTCCACCAACGAGACAGATTTGTATGGAGTATGTATTATGTCCAGGGGATGCGCTGCCTGTACCATCCAAAGGCACACCTCTCTCCATAGAACCATCTCGCTTTATTATATAGTGGTATGCATTGCTTCCCGCGCCTGTCAGTTGTTGCAGTTCTAATCCTGTGAGGTTTGCGTTGGTGTATGTTTCAGACCAGTGAACAATCACTTCTGATATGGGTCTGGTTATTGCAGACATCTCACATTCAAGTTCTTCAACAGAAGAAACAAATCTTCCTCCTGCGGTCATAAATTGGTTGGTGTCTCCCGACTCAAACTCCCAGTTTCCGTCAACGCCTTTAAACTGTTTATCAGGTGGGGGTACGGGAATATTGAGATTGGGTGGATTGGCAGCAGTTATTACTATACCTTCAGCAGTGACGCTTGGAGTGCCTCCAGCACCACCGCCTCCAGCACCACCAGCACCACCAGCACCACCTCCAGCATTGACGGTCTTTAATAGTCCATCCCCAGTTGTTAGTGCATCAAACTCGGTAGTCAGTTCTGACAATTTACTATCGTACTCTGCTCTAATAGATTCAATGCTTCCTTCTGCGGAAACATCTCCTGACAAACTATCAGCGATGCCACCTGCCATACCAAAAAGTCTACTTGCTTTTAATGCCATAGACAAAGCAGATTCAGTCTGCCCCGAAACAAAAGGAAGCATTATTCCAGAGATTTCAGAGTAGAGACCAAGAGCTGCGGTTCCACCATTCGCCATAAGAGACTGTGTGACCAGTCCAACCACTTTAGTTTTTATTTCTTCAGGAATGTTTCCGTCCGTTAACGTTTGTATGCCGTTTTCGACATATGATACCACTGTTGCCAGACCGTTTACGATTTCCATTATCTGACTTAACTCATCAGATACGTCAATGATTTTGTATACCTTGCCTATCTTATCTAAGATTCCTTCAGACAAACCACTAATAAATTCTGATACGTCAGAGTTTAATATTGGGATTGGTGGGAGGGGTGGCATGTTATCGCCAACCAAATTATCAAGTGCTTGTACAGGGTCAAGGTTAGGTAGTTGATCCAGCGAAATATTAGAAAACACTGGATCGATATATGATGAAGGATTCAGAGGACCAGTAACAAGGTCTGCTGCTGCCTTGGTGTTAGTCATAGTACTAGCAAGGAAAGTGTTCTGTGATGATGTATCAAGAATCGCCATTTCTAAATATCCAAAGGTGATATGAAGTCTTTGATGGATTTGATTCCACCGCCCACATACTTAATACCCTTACTAACAAAGGGAGGGAATGTGCCAGTTCTTATTGCGATAGCAGGCAGTAGTTCATCATACATTCCATTCGTATCTTTTAATTCTTCCAGCATTGCCCCCACACTTACGGGTGCGCCTGAGTTCATTATGACCCAAGGGAAATTGTTTCTTTCGTTGTTGAGATAATATATCTCGCCATCATTTAATCCAGTTGGTTCAATCAATATGACATCCTCTGCGGGAAGTTCAACTCCACCAACTTCGAATATCATTGCGTTGTAGAACCAGTCTGTTCCGTCATTTCCTCCAGTCGGTTCGCCATCGACCCAGTCCCATTCGAACCCCTTTGCGATGTTGTCAACATAGATTGCTGGGAGAAAGTAGGGTTGTACATAAGGGTCTTTGAAATGCTGTTCATTGGTTTTTGAAACAGCGTTGAACTCATCGCCTTGTATTAAGTCTTCACCACCATCGTCATTTTCATAAGATGCTATTTCCATTTCGCCTTGGATGTAAAGTATTCCCGTTCC